GACCTCATGGCTGCAGTTATGGGTCAAGAAAGTAGTGGTGATGCTGGAGCGGTTAATGGCAGAACTGGTGCGTATGGACTATTCCAAATATTGCCTAGTAACTGGCCTGAATGGAGTGAACAAGCTGGTATAGCTGGTGCGGACATGACAGACCCTGAGGCACAAAAGAAAGTTGCTGCATATAAACTTGGTGAATATGCCAAAGAGTATGGTGTTGAGGGTGCATTTGCTGCTTGGTATGCTGGGCCCGGTAATGGTGCTAGATGGAGAGATGGAGCGCCTGATGCTATTGATGGTGATGGCAACCACTATTCATGGGATGCACCACAAGGTAACGGCGATGAACCAAGTGTTCGTCAGTATATACAAGAAGTTAAAGCAAAATTGTTTGGTGGCGAAAAAGCTAGGGAAGAAACACCAGCTGAGGCACAAAAACGAAAAGATATGATCCAACGTAACGTAGCAACACGATTACAAGTGATGGCTAAACGTAAAGCACAAATACTTGAAAACCAAAAAGTAGAGATTGAGCAACGTGTAGCAGCAGCGGTTAAGAATGGTGCAACTGATGTTGAAGTATTGAAGATGCGACAAGATTATGCGGAAACTCATCCTGAATATCAACGAGCAATGCAAGGTCAGTTAAACCAAGCACAAATATCTGTAAACAAAGCAGCTGCAAAAGCATTGCAAGCTAAATCAGCTAATGTTTTAGGTGTTAAAGTTGCAATAGCAAATGGACAGTTTAAATCTATGGGTGATTTAAACAACTTCATGGGTCAAATGGGTGTATATTTTACACCACAACAGTTAGCAGAAATTAACCATGAATTTGATGAATATTCAAATGGTACAGGGAAGTATTCCCCTGATATGGCTGGTATGAAAAGTAGCATAGAAAACTTAGCTGGTAGAAAAATAGATGGTGTTGAATGGCAAGGGGTATCAACTGCAGTTTATCCTAAAGTACAAGAGTTTAGAGAGAAAAACGGATATGACCCATCGCCAGCACAAATGGCACAATGGGGTGCTGATGCGGTGGCAGAACAAACAATCGCATCAACTGAAACTGGTAAATATTGGGGTGTAGGTAAGTTAGCAAACACATTTGGTGGTAAAGGTGCTGCAGTATCTTACACGAACGCACAACTAGCATCACAAGGTATGTATGGCTTGTATAACACAACTGGTGCAGATGGGCAGCCGTACTATGTGTACAAAGATGCTAGGGGCGAAGAATACACCATTACACCAGCAGAATTAGCTGAAAGGTTAGGACAATAATGAGTGATTATAAGATTACACCTGAACAAGCGACAAATGGTACGTTTAGTGTTAAATCACACGCAAACGTAAGATTTGAGGGCGGTGTTCAACAAGAAGTAACAGACAATTCATATGGTAAAGCTATTAGCAATGCAGCTAGTGGTGTAAGTGATTGGCTAACAAAAGACCCATCAACCGCTACAGTTGATATGAATGCTATGAACGCATTAACACAAACTGATGTTACACCGCAACAAAGTGAAAACTTTGTAAATAAAGCTGGTGAAATCTTACAACCTGTAATGCATCGTGCAGAACAAATATATTTGTGGAATAAAGCGGACTGGGCGCAATCGGCATATGATAGTGGTGAGGCACTAGGTATTAGTCCTGACCTTATCATGGCAAGCGGTCAAGATGGTATTAGACGAGCAGAGGCAGCGGCAGCACAAATCAATAGAGGTAAAACTCTTAATGAAGTGTATGAGTTGTACCCTGAATTAGTTGGTATCAACTATAAAAACTCCGCAGAGGCGATCACTACTCTTCAAAACCTACAATCTGTAAAAGATACGTATGGTGTATGGGATAGCATACAACAAAGCACATGGGCGATTAACGACCAAATCAAACTTGGTAAAGTTGGTATGGAATTATCAACTGCTACTGACCCTAAACGTATTCAAGAACTTAACGATGAGGTAGAGCGGTTACAATCTAATCTATCTAAATATCGTAAAGCGGATGAGTACGATGTATTGGAAACAGTAGCTGGTGCAACTGCTAGTCAAGCATACATGATGGCTGCACAAGCTATCATGGGTTCTAATCGTGCTGCAGAGGGTATGGCATTAGGTGCAGCGGCTGGTGCTATTGCTACTGCTCCAGCTGGTGGTGCTGGTGCTATTCCAGCTGCATTAGCTGGTTTGAGTACTGGTGTTCAAGTTGGTATGGCTGAACAGATGTATCAAATGTCTTTTGGTAACAAGTACCTTGAACTCATCCAAAAACGAGATGCAAATGGTAATCAAGTATACTCTAATGAAGAGGCGAGAAAGTATGCTATGTCATACGCTGCTATCGATGCTGGTATTGAGTTTGCAGCAACTAAGGCTATCGGTAAGGGTATAAATAATATTGCACCTAAATCAGCATTAGCGAAAGTAGTTACAAATGGTACTACAGATGTTGCAGCTACCTTTGATAGAGGTATTGGAACAACTGTTGCACAGATGGCTAAAAACTCTATTAAAGCTGGTGTACCTGAACTCTTTGAAGAGGGTTTGCAAGATGTAAATGAAAAGGTACAACACAATTTAACACGCAAGGATAATGATTTAGAGGGTTATTATAGCGTAGGTGATATTGCTATCGGTTCACTAGATGCTATGAAACAAGCATTGCCAGCGGTAATCGGTTTTGGTGCTATCGGTGGTGCGGTAGGTGGTGTGCGTACTGCAAAGGCTTTCCGTGATTTCCAAAAGCTAACACCTGAACAACAACAAGCAGCCATCATTGCAGAGCAAAACCGCAATGGTGCAGTCATCATGGATAATGTTCGTAAGGATAGTACTACAAATAAAATTGCAAAAGAAAACCCTGAGTTGTACGGAAAAATCGTACAAGCACAGGGCGATAAAGTAGGTGTATCTACGCAATATGTAGATGTAGCGGAATTGGTACAATCTGAAAACGGACAACTTGCAATTCGTGATATGGTTGATAACGGCTTTGTAACACAAGAGGAAGTAAAAGCAGCTATCGAGGCAGATGCACCTGTTGAAATTCCTATTGGTAGTTATGCACAAGTATCAATGAACTTATCCGATGAAACAGTAGATGCATTGAAACAAACCTCTTACTTTACTAGAGGTGGTATGTCATTGGCTACTTTAGAGCGTGCAAAACAAGAAGTAGATGTAGCAAAATCTGTATTGAAAGACGATACCTCTAAACGTGCGGAACGTATCAAGGATGATATTATTCGTAATGAGTTTGAGGGTGCATCTGATATAGATCGTGAAGTGCTTAATGAAGTATTGGCAGACCCTACAAATATTAAACGTAATTTCAATAACTTATTGCACACGTTAAAAGAACAGTACAGAGAAACCTATGCAAGTGATTTTGACAATTCGGATAAATCTATCAATGATGCGGTAAGTACTGGTATTGAACCACAATGGTTAGTTGATTATAAAGCTAATAATGGCGGTAAAGCACCACGTACCAATGCAGAACGTAGACGAGCAGCATATGAGTATAGCCGAGCAACTACAACGGCAAGCCTTGATGGTAATGCTGATGCACTAGCACAATCTGATACACATTATGCAGATATGGAACATATGTTAATGCAGATTGAAAGCCTAGAGGCTATGAAAGATAAAGTCTTTGAATTGGCGAACAATGACATAGCGTTACGAATGCAATTATCTAAAAGTGGATATGATGTATACAACGAAGTAGTTAAAGCTATTAGCGAAAGCACAAATAGAAAACAACGTGAAACTGCAAAAGCAAATGCATTATTGATGGCACAACACGCTGATATAATGGCACAATATATGCGACAAATGGGCAAAGGCAGTTATACCGCTATGGATTATTTCCGTGATAGCGTGCGTATCAACATGAATGCTAAATTAGGAGAAAAAAGCGGATATGCACAACCATTAAATGCAGATGTTGACTTAAATCACAAATTACAAGTTGTTGATTTAACAAATCTTAAAACCAATCTAAAAACAGAAAAAGACATAATAGATTTATTTAAAAACACACCACCACAAGCGGTTATGATTGAGGATGGTAATGTTATTGTTTTACCGCCTGATGATATTAATGGTATTAAACATATTCCATATGGTACGCAAAAAGGTAAAAAAATAGCAAGTAAAAAAAGAAGAATAGTAGAAGATATTGCAAATATATTGCAACATAGTGTATTGATTGATAGCTCACCTAATAATAAAATTGGCAAATCAAAATCTGGCATGAGTGCTAATCAACGTAAATCGCAAAATAGAAAAAATACTATTGTTAATTACCACAATTTACTATCAGCAATTCGTATTAATGGAAATTATTATGCAGTTAGATTTGTAGCAGAAGAAAAACAAGGACATTTAACAGTAGACCCAAGAACAGTTTATTTATACGATATAATTATGCAAAAAAGCAGTACTACTAGTCGTCCGACTCAGAGTGGCAATAGCCAAGCGGTCGGTCAAATGACCAGTAGTACTGCTTTTGATACTATAAGTATAAAAGACATATTGAATGGAGTCAAGGACGGAAAAGGTGTTTTATATGTAGATAATAATGGAAATGGCAATTATTACACACAAACATATAATCAATTAGCATGGCATGGTTCGCCGCATGATTTTGATGAGTTTGATTTAGGTGCTATTGGTAGCGGTGAGGGCGCACAATTTTATGGTTGGGGTTTGTATTTTGCTAAAAATAAAGAAATGGCAAAAAACTACAAAGAGGTTTTATCTAATGTCCATGAAACGGATAAATCATCTTTATTTAAGGTTGATATTCCTGAAAGCAATAAAATGTTGGACTGGAATCAAACTCTTAACATTCAGCCAAAAGAAATTCAAAAACAAATTATTGATGCTATAAACAGTTTAGATACATTACAGAAAGATGCATTTATAAATGCTTATCGTTCTGATCATTCTTATAATGGTAATAGACACGTTAAAGAAGTTAATGATATTTACCAAGGCTTAGAGACTGATTTAAATTACGTTGGCAAGTATGAAGAAAAAGAAACATTAAATAAAATTGTACAGAGAAATGCTGATAGACTAGCTAAAAAGTATGGTTTTAATGATTGGGGTAGTGCTGATAAAAATAAGTTAAAATCTATCATTGGTGATAATTTAGAAAAAGCACGAATTGAGTTAGATGCATTAACACAAGAAGATAACCAAAAAGTTATAAGCTATAAAGATAACATAAATAATCTTTTTAGTGAGGGTAATTCGTTTGGCTTAAATATCTATAAATCACTATCAACTGCATTAGGTGGTGATAAACTAGCATCTGAATATTTGAATGAACATGGTATAAAAGGTATCACATATGAGGGCATAGAAGATGGTAGATGCTATGTAGTGTTCGATGACAAGGCAATAAAAGTCATTGAAAAGTACAACCAATCTGTTAATGGCATGACCGAAATTATGAGTGATGGTGAACGCATTATCAGCATTTTCAAAACCGCAGATAGAAGTACATTCTTACACGAAATGGGTCATGTTTTCTTTGATGATATACAAAAATTAGTATCTATGGAAAACGCACCTGAGCAACTTGTAACAGATTGGAACAAGTTGAAAGAGTGGAGCGGTTGGGTTGATGGTGAAAACGTAGATAATACGAAAGCACACGAAAAATTCGCACGAGGTTGGGAAAGCTATTTGCGAAGTGGTGAAGCACCAACAAGTGCATTGCAAAGAGTATTCCGTCAATTCTCCAAATGGCTAACATACATTTATCGTAGCGTTCAACGATTAGGTGGTGAAGTACCAACTGATATTAAAGATGTTATGGCACGTATGATCGCAACCCAAGAGGATATTGAGGCATACGCAGAGCAACAACAACTTGAACAGTTTGAAAAAACTGAACTCTATAAGCAACTATCTGAGCAAGACCAAGCACGTATGCAGTCCTACATCGCTGATGTAAAAGAAAAAGCAAAAGAACGTGTGATGCGAAAACTCATGAAAGAATTGGATAATCGACCAATTAAAGAATGGGAAGAAGAAAAGGATGCTATCCAAATTGAAATCGAAAAACGATTGATTGAGCAATATCCTATTTATAAAGAACATCAACGATACAACGTATTTGGTGAGGGTGCTTTAAAAGATACACAATACAATTCTATTGAAGAGTTAGAGAAAGCGGAAGTAGAACAAACTGGTGCTACATTTAACGATGCTATCAATCAAGAAATGGACAATGCGAAAGCAGAGTTTATGAGTGATAACAACGCAGGTAAAACCAATGAGCAAATAGCAGAAGAAATCTTGCTTAGTACCCAAGGTCAAATGAAACTCACCGAAGAGGAAAGTAAGATTATTCAAAAGTCTACTAATCGTGAATTGGCAAAGAACTGGGAATTGTTAGAGCGTATTCGTAAACTAGACCCTAACGCAGAAAACATCGATACAGAATTAGACGAAATCGAAAAAGAGGTTAAACCTACTAAGTACGATGAATTGAAATCTGATAAGAAAAAAGTAGATGCTGCTTTGACTGATACTACTAAGCAATTAGAAAAAGCAGAAGAACGTATCAAACGCTTGCAGTATATGCTGAATAATCGCATCAATAATGTTCGTTCTATTCGAGGTGCTGGACTTGGTACAATTTCTGACTACATGAACCGAGCAAGAAAAGAATTAGGTGAGTTGCCTATTTCTAATGCTATTCAGTTTAAAACGTATCAGAATAAAGCGGTAACCGCTGGCAAGAAAGCTGATAGAGCATTGGCAATCGGTGATGTAGATAAGGCACTTGGCTTTAAGCGTGAACAAATGCTACAACAAGCAAGGGCAAGAGTAGCGTTTGAAAACTTTGAAAAGTCCAAGAAGTTGCGATTGAAATTGAAACAACAATTACAACGCATGACTAGACCTAAAAATCCTATTGCTATTGAACCTAATATGCGTTATTTCTATGCACATATGGCATACCAAATGGGTTTAACTAAGTACGATGGACTAGCACCTACTGATGGTTTTGATATGAACTCAGTACTTGCTGCACTAGATCCTGATGTTGGTATTCTAAATCAACAAAGCATGGTTCAATTAGAGCCTTGGATAGTTGAGATGTTCTACTCTAAAACACCTAAACCGTTCCGTTCTATCACCATGAATGAATTAGAAACACTAGAAGAACTCATGACTGGAATGTACAAGAACGGCAGAAACGAGTATGAGGGTACAACAATCTTAAATGCTGATGGTGAAAGCATATCGTTTGATAACGCAGTACAAGAAATCATTGGTGAGGCTACAGAAACATTTGGTAAAGAAAGTGGCGATGTATTCAACAAACTCAATAACCAAACTAAGATGGATGCAGTAAGCGGTAAGCTATATAGTTTTCATCTAGCATTACTTAAAGTTGAAACATTCTTACGTAGAATGGGTGGCGGTAAAAACGGATTTGCAGTTAAATACATCTATGACCCTATCAGCCGTGCTACGCAAGCGTTCAACGAACGTAAGGAAGTGTCTATGCGTAGATTAGCAAAAGATGTAGGAATATATTCCAAGCGTGAATTATTCAATATGCGTAATGAACATCTATATACAGTTGGTAACTTGTATGGCTTAACCAAAGAGCAACTTATCATGATTGCCCTTAACTGGGGTACTGAAAGCAATCGACAACGTGTAATGGAAACCACAAAAGCAAATGAGGTTGAAATTGAACGTGCGTTCCAAGAACACATGACAGATAAAGACTGGGAGTTCGTAATTCGCACATGGGATCATATCAATTCATTCTTTGATGAACGCAGTAAGGTTCAAGAGGAACTTTACGGAAACCCATTAAAGAAAGTAGAGGGTTTAACATTCTCTATTGGTGGTAGAAACATCGAGGGTCAATATTTCCCTATCGTATACAACCCTAAAGTAAATGCATCCGTTAGCGACAATCAAGTCGAGGATATAGCAAAAACTATGGTTAGTAGTAATGCGGTTTGGGGTACTGGTATGAGTGCTACTAAATCACGTTTAGATGTGGTGAAAGATAAATCTTTGTTGCTTGATTTTGATGTTATTCCTAACGCTATCACAGAGGCTATTAACCATGTAACGATGCGTAAGGCGGTAACAGATGTTAATAAGCTAATCAGTAATAGAGAATTGCAAAACTATATCGTTGATAAGTTTGGTGCTGATACTTACCAATTCTTGCGTACATGGGTTCGTGATAACTGGCAAGATGAGGCAGCAAAAACAAACGATATAGACCGCTTAATTCTTACATTGAAAAAGAATACATCAACCGCAGTAATTGCTGGTCGAGTATCGGTAGCGTTACAAAATGCATTGAACATTCCTGTTGCGTTCTATCGTATCGGTGTGGCTAATACCATTAGAGCCATCAATCATGCTGGTATTGGTTTTTATGGACACGGCACAACCACTTATAACAACACTAGAGATTTTGTGTTAGGTCAATCAATCTTCATGCGTGAGCGCATCCAAACTTTAGATAAAGACTTAAAGCAAGGTTTATCTATTGCTGGTAAAGGCTTACGTTTAGGTGATACAAATGTAGGTGGTTATAAGGTAGAACAATTAGCTGACATTCGAGATGATATAAATCAAATGGGGTTTAGATTACTTACTGAAACAGACTTTGCATTATCTATTCCTGTATGGAAGTTTGCATATGATCAAAAGCAAGCCGAACTCTTTGGTAAAGAGGGTGTAAGTGCTGAATGGGTAGAACAACAATCGATTGAAGCTGGTGATAGAGCGGTGCGTGATATATTTGGTAGTGGCGATACAAAGGATGCTGCTGCTATTCAGCGTTCACGTTCTACATTCACTCAATTATTCGTTCCATTCTATTCTTACGCTAATACACTTTATAACATCATTACAGAGGGAAACTATGCACGTAAGGATAATGGCGATTATGCAAGGTTCGTTAAGATGCTATGGTGGACTTTGATTTCACAAGCAATCGGTATGATGGCTTATAAGGCTATGACGAATGGCGATGATGATAAGCCTGAAGATTTAGCTAAGTCATTTATCGAAGAGTTAGTTTCACAAGGTACTATGGGTGTACCTATTGTGCGTGATATTTCTAACATGGCTATGAAATACATTCTAGGTGAAAAGGTATTCAATAAAGGTAATAGCGTTATGGCATTAAGCATCGTTGAGAAATTCTACGATTTAGGTAACGCAATTATGAGCAAAAACAAAGGTGGTATAGATGTAGGCAGAAGTTTCAGTCAGTTAGCAAACAGAGCAACTGGGTTTAGTGATACTGTAACTGATGGCTTGTGGACATTAGCTAAATTTGGTTTCACAGATACCGATGCATCACTAGAGGATGCAATCATGGCAGTAGTATTTGACCGCAGACTTAAAACTAAAAAAGATAAAAAGAAACATTGATAAATAAGGACTATCCATAATGGGTAGTCCTATTTATATACAACTGAAAGGGGATGTTAAATTGACACCAGAAGTACTTAAACCATCTGTAGTGTATCAATGCGATGGGAGAAATAAGAAGTTTATTTTCCCATATGATTTCGTTCAAATCGAGGATATTAAACTAACTATCGTTGATGAAGATGGCACAGAGGCGGTACAAGTAGGTAACATCGATTATGACGAAAGCACCAAATCGGTAATTTACCCAGCTAATGGGGATGCACTAGCAGTAGGGCAAAAGGTTATCCTAGAACGTAAGACACCTATTTCACAAGATATGGACTTGCCTGATGAATATCCATTCGAGAATATCGAACACGCTACCGATAAGATTGTACTTATCTTACAAGAAATGAAAGCTGATTTAGATAGATCACTTAAAATTCGTGTAGATAGTGATAAGAATGCAAATGAAGTTGCAAAGGATATTGTTGAGCGCTCTGTAAAAGCAGCTAATGATGCTATGAATGCTATGAATGTAATTAGTGAAAAATCAGATAAGATTAACGCTAATGCAGATATTATTAACCGGTTAGGCGAAGAAATCAAAACGATAGCATCAACTGTTGACGATAAATTGGCAACGGCTAATACTGCACTTGATACATCCTCTACTAATGTTGCTACGGCAGAACGATTAGTGAGAGATGCAAAGGCATACGCTGGACAAACAACTGTTGATAAACGAGATATTAATAATCTTGTAGACCAAGCTAAAACCTTAAAAAATGACATTGATAATAAACAAACATCAATCGCAAGTAATGCTATCAAGGCAACTGATGCTGCTAAACGTGCAGAAGTCGCAGCAAGTAAAGCGGAACAAATCGCCTTGCCTAATGGCGGTGGTTTGATTACAAAAACAGAAGCCGATACAAAGTTTATTCCTAAAGATAGCTTATATGGCATTGTATCTGTAAAAGACTTTGGGGCAGTTGGTGATGGTGTAGCGGATGATACTGCAGCATTCAAACGTGCGAATGATAACTTGAAGAACAAGATATTATTAGTACCTAACGGCATTTACAAAATCAATGAACATCTAACTTTCAATACTGTTGATAGTGTCATGGATATGGGTACGTATAACAACGTGAAACCATTCTATCCTACTGAAACACCGATGTTAAAAGGTGCATCTAACATTGCATTTGTGAAAAACATTCAATATGGTGATGAGGTCAACCAATGCCAAGGCTTTACCTACAACGATAAAAAGAATGTATTCGTGTTAGCTTGTATTAGTGGTGATGGTAACAACCAAATATTCTATGAACTCAACTCATCCACATTTGAGATTGTAGGTACGTATAAGTTTAATGACCCTGACAAGATGGGGCATTGTAATACTATGTGCTACAACAAATACACCAATAAGATTTACCTTGCTAATGGTTTAAAAAATGGTAACAACCTAACAGTACTTAACGCAGATACAATGCAATATGAACGCACTATCACATTAAATGAACGTGTATTTAATATTGGTTATGACCCAATCACACGGACTTATGTAAGCATCGTTCCTATTAGCGGTCAACAACGCTTGCGTGAAATCAACTTATACAACGATGATTTTAAGAAATTAAAAACATATCAAGTCGATTATGAATATGATGATTTCAATAACAATGGTGCATTTATGTTAAATGGTTGCATCATGAGTGCAACGCTTGGTAGTTTGGTAGAATGTACACCATTTGGCACAGTTAAACAGATTATTGAAATCAATAGAACTACTGAAATTGAAGACATTGCATATTGCAATGGAAAATTCTATTTTGCAGTTTTAACAGAAAAACCAAACAAGCGACACCAAGTTGATATTTATGTTGGTGATCCAAACAAGGACTATCAAAACTCCATCAATACTGCACGATTAGCAACGCTTGATTACTTGAAACTAACAGGCGGTACATTAAATGGCGCACTTAAAATGGCTAATAACACTTTAATCGAGGGTTATAAACCTGATGGTCATGGTGTTGGTATGGCTAAAGTGTCTACTGCTGGTAACGTAGAACTTGGCGATAACTCCGTTAATACATTTATTAAAGGTAAGGAATTTAAACACTATGATGGTACAGATAGTTTCACAGTACTTACCACCAAACATTACGGAACGGCTATTTACAAGAAAAAGGATGTAGATGATAACTTTGTTAAGAAAGAAGAAGTAGACCAATTAGGTTTTCCATATTCTAAAATTGAAACGGCAACAGATTGGAACACATTCACAGAACAAGGTGCTATTGAAATTAACTTTGATGGCGGTGCTAATAACCCACCACGTAGCCACAAACAAGGGATGCTAATCGTAATGAACTTTGGCAAAGGTGCAATGATTGACCAAACATTCCATGCGTTCAATGGTGAAACATACCACAGAATGTTTATGGCTAATCAATGGAAATCTTGGGGCAGAGTACAAACATCCTTGAATAGCCGATTGAAATTATGGAGTGCTAATGGTGGAAACGAGGTGTATGTTGAATAATGCCTAACTTAAAAGTTAAGAAAGGGAACGATACACTAACCTTTGAACTGACTGATAACTTGCGTGATGTAGGCGAAAAACGATTGCCGATAGTTATTAATGGTAAAACATATTATGCACGATTAGGGGCGGATAAAACCGCCCTTGTGGTGCAACGTACATCGAATGGTAGCAAGAGTTATGTTCAAACAAGCCCTATTTTATTTACTACTTGGAATTGGCAAAAGTACACAAATGATGTTAGAGGAACTGAAAAAATGTTTGTGTATTTACCTAAAGGAAGATATAGAGCCACAGTAAGCGCAAGTCGTAATGAAAGTAATGAGTTTAGCGTTGCTACATCAAAAGACATTGAGGTTAATGTGTCTACTGTAGCAAGTTTCCCTAATCAAAAAGCTATATTTAATGTTGATGGATGGAGAAAAGAAATATTAACTAGCGATAGTAAACTAACCATTAAGATAGAACGAATTGGAGAGTAAGTATGATTGAAGTTTTTCTTCCACCATTTATGGTAGAGGTTTTTAGCGTGAGTGAGGCGGTGAGAATATCATTAGCTATATTTACGAGCGTTGTGTTGGTGTTTATTGATACTATGTTGCGTGTCTTAGTCGAGGCACGCAATTTTAATTTAGCTACTAATAGGGAAATCACATTTAAGAATATGTTCCTTGCGATCATATGGCGAGGATGGGCGAGCGTTGAAGTTGATGGACACCAACGCAGATTTCTAGTAAGTGGAAAGCTACGAGCAGATATGACTAAGAAATTAGTTAAATCTTATCCGTGGTTATTCTTGCTATCGTTTATTCTCTTAACGCTACCTGATGTGGATATTCCAATGTTAGGTCGCATTGATGTATTCCTATCAACATTGATGTATCTAGTACCAATCATGGTTGAGTTAGCATCGATTATAGAGAATATGATTGAACTTGAATTAGTAGAAACTAGATGGTTTAAGCGTGCAATGAGTTTGGTTAAAGACTTGATAGCGTTCGTGAAATCAATAAAGGATGCGATTAAATGAAGATTAACTATGAGGACACTATAACCTTAGTGGCACTAGCAGCTGCACTAATCATGACTATTTACTTAGAACAAAAAGATTTGGCAAGTGTAATAGTTGGTGTACTGGGCGGTTATATCGGCGCTACAGGTGGTGTTAAGCGTTCCCAATATATGAATGGGGGCAGCAATGACAAAGAAAAGGAGTAATTACAATGGCTGAATTAGGACAGTTAAGTGCTGAATATGAAAGTAATGGAGACCCAGCGTGTGTATCTAGTGGCATCAATGATGCTGGTGGTATCTCTTATGGCACATATCAACTAGCAAGTAATTGCGGTAGTGTTGATGCATTTCTTGGATGGGGTTTAAAACAAGGTGGCTTTTACACAGATTATGCAAGAGCCTTGATTGATAGCGGTGAAATCAATTCTGATGGGTTCATTGCTAAGTGGCAAGAGTTAGGCACACTTGATGCGGTAGGCTTTGAAAAGATGCAACACGATTACATTAAGTCCGCCTATTATGATGTAGCGTGTGAGTACCTCAAACAAAATCTATTCAACGTAGAAAAACATTCTGATGCATTAAAGGATGTAATATGGAGCAGAGCGGTACAATATGGTACTGGTGAAATCGTTAATATGTTCAATGATGCGTTAAAGCTAATGGAAAAGGCATTGAATATTGAATTGCCTAACTTATCCTATATCGATGATAAGCGTTTTGATTATGACCTTATCGCTGGCATCTATGATACGTGCATGAGCCTTGAATGGAATAGTAGCGCATTAAGGGATAGCCTAAACAATCGATTTGCCGATGAGAAATTCAAAGCGTTAAAAATGCTAATGAAAGAGGTTGAGGGGGTGTAGGTGAATGTTTTATCTACATAAGGTACTAACTTATATCAAAACACACAAACGCACCATACAGGTCATAATTCCGATGTTAGCATTCCTACTCATTTGTATGGGATGCTATCATCTGTATAAACAGAAACAGATTGAAAAGCCTGTTGTAATTACGCAACAACAATCTAAATCACCTATAGAATTGTCAAAAGCAATTCATGTAACGGAACAACAAGCACAAAAGGTTATTTACATAAAGGAAAGAACTCAACCAGTAGCGACTAATTACACACAAGCACCTACA